ACAAGAGCCATTCCTTCTACTAATCTTACTTCAGTAAGACCATCGGCAGTTGTTAATCGTACATCATAATCATATCGTCCTTCAGTGATAATACCAGTAACAGAAGAACTCATTGAAACTTTAACTTGACCCGCAGCAGAAGAAGCAATTCCAACATAACTAAAACCAACAGATGCAGCTGCTCCAACATGCTTTCTTAAAGCAGCAGTTACACCATAACCAGTAAGATCATATGCTGCATTGGAATCATTAGTATATGTAAAAACCTCCTCAAAATTAGCTTTTTGAGGTATTGTAATATTGATTACTGGCGTGGCAGTCGTTATACCGGCTTTTACTGGCATGGTCTTTTTTAATTATTTAGTTTCTTCCTGTTCTGCTTTATTTGCTTTTAGTAATTTTGACAACTCTGCTGTTGAACCAACAAATAATGCATTATTAACAGTTGTGGGGCCTTTAGATTCTTTTTCCTCTTCTACCTCTTTTAATTTCTTCTGAAGATCCATTAACTTGTCAGTCGCATCAGAAACACTTTTAATCAACTGACCAGCAACCTCATATGCTCTAGGCATTTCACTTTCCTGAGCAAGTTCAAGTATACCATTAATTGCCTCTTGACCCTTTTCAATTATACTATAAAGATTACCTCTTGTATACTCATAATCTTTTTCTATATCATTCTTGGTTAACCTATCTGGTTTTTTTACACCAACAGGTTCTGATGTAGAAACTATATCTGCAGCAACATCAAATGTTTCATTCAATTCATCAAATTTTTTAGTCATTTTCATTTTAAAAATTAGATATATTCTCCACTAAACCCGAAGTCATCTCCTTCTGGAATAAGTGGAACATCAGCAGTTGTAATAGATTTAATCGGTGCACCTTTAAGGTGAGTAGTAATGTCAGTATTATCTTGACCCCTCTTCACTGTTATATGATCTCCCTCACCGATATTTAATACATAACATTCTTCACCATCTACATCAATATATGTTGCATCAGTAATAGCAGTTGGATCAGCAACATTTAAAATAGTATCTTCAGTACTTACATCAGTGGTTAAAGTAGTAAGAACTGTTCCATCATAATTCTGCAGAGCTCTTCTTGTTACGCGATAAGTAACATCCCTATCTGGAATATCAGCAAGAGATCCAGCAACATAACCAACATTGACCTTCGTAATGATATCGGATGCCGCAGTACTAACAGGTCCGAATAGATACGTTTTTGCAGAAAATTGAAATGTATAAATCAATGCCCGTCTAGTAGCAAAATCACCTTCATAATCATCATTAGTTGTAATACTTTCTAAGACAACAGGTATATCTCTTTTCTCACCTAATGTCTCTACTAAATTAACTGATAAATTATATGATGGTTGAAAATAAGGAAGAATTTGTTCAACAATTTGAAGCATATCATCATTTAATTTTGTCATAACACTTAGTTCAAAATTCATATTATAAGGAACTGGCATATATGACTTTTGTAAACTTGCTTTATCAGCTGCTGTTCCTTTTACAAATCTTTGAGTTTGAGTGACTTTTCTTGTGGGATCATATTGCAGACCAGTAAATTCAAAAGACATTCTTGGCAAAGTCATTGCCGTTGCTTTATTTAAATCTGGTTGCTGCTGCAAACGTGCTAAAAATTTCTGTGTCGGACCATAAGCCAAAGGCACTCTAATTTGATCCGTAACAGTGTCAGACGAATCTTCATGCTTTATAACAATCTTATTAAACAAAGAACCGAAAGAAATGATGGTCCTTCTAAAAATTTCGTGATAAAAATATTCAAACATCTTTCGATTCTTTAGGTTAACTACTATTTATGATTACGGCATACCGAATGGATTCTGCTCGCTAAAATCAAGTATTCCAGAATCTGCTGACACTTCTATTTCTTCATTTGAAGTAAATCCATTTTCAGTATCTTCATAAGTATTCAACATAAACTCTGCTCCAGATTCTTGTCCAACAATATATTCTCCAGTATCAAAGTAATCATCTTGGTTGGTAACTTCTAATATATTAGTTGATGCATTCCATCTAACAACCCTTGCAGTAGTTCCTGAAGTTTGACCCGTAACAATTTCATTAAACTTATAAGAACCTGTTCCTGTCTGATTTGGTAAAGCAAAGGAAATCGTTGGAGGTTCAGTGTATCCCAATCCAGCGTTTGTGATATAAAGTGCACTAACTGTTCCAGCAGAACTAACAACAACCGTTGCAGCAGCCGATACGCTAGAGATGCCTGTAAAGGTCACTAGTGGCGCTGTAGCAGTAGTATATCCAGAACCACCACTAGTTATGGTAACAATACCAATAACGCCTTCACCAGTATAAGCCGTTCCTGCAGCTCCAGATCCACCAGTAGGTGGAGCAATAAATCTTACTCCAGGTGTTTCTGTATATCCAGCACCAGGATTAATTAGATGTGCAGATTGAACAGACTTATATGCTGAGTTGGTATTTAAATTACATACATTTATACCACCAATCATCTCAGCAGTGGCAATACCAGTTATTCCACTAGAAGGAGCAGATGATATTCCTATTTCCGGAGATAATGGATATCCACCACCACGATTACTTATAGTAATATATCTAATACCAGCATCACTAATATATCCTGTGTAAGCAGTAGCACTCGTGCCAGCTCCAAGCATCGTTAATTGCTGAGAAACAACCATAGATGATATGATATCATCCACACTATCACCCTGAAGGTTATCATCAATCTCTGCAACATCAGTATCAATTATTTCATCTTCATACCTGAAGAGTTCACATTGTAACGTATAAACATATGTCTTTTTAAGTTGATAAAAAGGTTGCTCATGCTGAACAAATTTAATTTCAAATAACCTATCACCAAAAGGAAAATAAATTAAATCACCTTCTTTAGGTCGAGTTGATAATTTGACATCAGACTGTCCATCCAGAAGAGGAGTTATATAAGTTTCATACCTTTCTCTTGATATTGTTAATGTTATCTCATTAAGTCCTTGTATACCAAATTTTGATAGTATTGTAGTTTGATCTCCATATCCATCATAATTTTCAATATAAGCTTCTAAAGGATATGCGTCATCAAATTTTGATCTTATAACTTCTCTTATAACACTTGCCTCTGTCAAATACTTTCTTGGAAGATAATGAATTTCAACACCATACATCCTCAACTGTTCGTTGATAAGATCCTGGACTAAATTTTGTTCTCCTGTGGATCCTTGTAGGAAAAATGTATTTAATACCATTATCCTAACCTACCATATCAAGTGGAGGCAGTTCCCAAGTACTGGACATTTTCTCTCTAATCCTTTCCAATTCTCTTTCTGCATCATCATACATTTGTCTACCATTCAATTCTATTCCACCAGGTAGTTTTACTCCTTGAAATTTCATCATATTTTGGCCCCATTGCCTTTTGACTAATGCAGTTAAATATGGTTTAAGGAAAGAATCATTCCACACTCTCGAATAATCATTAGGATCTAATGTAGAGAAACAATCAACAATTAACCAATCACCAACTGTCACATTATCCCAATCAATATCAAGATAAAGTCTATCTTGACGTTTATTAAATCTAATTTGCTTTTCGGTATTTAATAAGAAATCAAGGTCTGACAAATAAGTCTTGACCATTGCATATGATAAAAGTTCCGTGGATCCCCAATAATAAATATCATTCAAAAATAATTGATACTTAACACTAAACATATTATTAGTTAAAGTGTTAGATCCATCAAAACGGAATATTTTTGTTACGCCAATAATATTAGGAGGAACTTGCAAATAATTACTATTTTCCTCAAAGGCAAATGATGTAGTACCAATACCAGGAATGGAAGTAGTTGCTGTTGTTGTTGCTATTCCTACTGCGGGGGATACTCCTCTTCCTCTTCCCCTATCAACATCATTTTGCGTTATTTGATACTTATAATATGCTTGATAAACACCATCAAAATGCCTTTCTTGGAAAAATTGAATAGCATC